AACTCTTAACTCTGACACATTAAACAAATGTCATCAGTATGCAAAGGAAAGAGTAAAGTATCCTGTAGATATAGTAAGCACACCCATGACTGTAAATCAGATGCGTGAGCAGATTGATATGTATATGCATGAACATAAAGGTACACCTACTATAGTTACATTAGATCATAGTATGTTAGTAAAAAGAGCACCATATCAAAATAGCACATTAGATATGTTATTTGAATTAGGTGAGTTCTTTACACAAGCTAAAAGAGATTATCCATGTTTGTTTATTTGTTTATCACAACTAAATAGAAATATAGATAATCCTGACAGAGCTGTAGATGGTAAGTATGGTAATTACATACTTGAGTCAGATATATTTGGTTCAGATGCAATGCTTCAGCATGCTGATACTTTAATAGGTATCAACAGGCCAGCTAAGCAAAAGATTAGATATTATGGACCTGATAGATATATAATAGAAAATGATAGAACCTTAGTGTTGCATTTCTTAAAAGCCAGAAATGGTGATGCAAGAATGTCATTCTTTAGAGCAAAGTTTGAACAGATGCAGATAGAAGAGATGACAACACCTAATCAACAAGAACGCAGATGATAAATACTAAAAATATAAATAATAATAAAAAAATGGGACTAACGCCACAACAAAGAAAAGAAAAGGTTGCAGCCCTCAGAGTTGAACATGAAGACTACTTTCAAACAGAGGGTATTATTAATGCACTATATATACCTAAGATGGCTTACAGACCAAGTGGTAAAGATGAACTACATGTATCATTCTTTCCAAGTGAGCTTGAAAAGGGTCTAGATATATACACAGAGTTTGTATCTATAGATTATGAAACAGAAGATCCAAAGAGAACATTATACTATTGTAAGTATAATCCACACTGGAAGGAGGAGTATGAAATTATAGAGTCTAATGCAGGTTATATAAGACATATAATACCAGTAAATGAATTGAAAGTCATCAATGATGTAACAAGCAGAGGAAAAGCAATTGTAGATTTTGCTAATCCTAATTTGCCTAATCCAGATGATAACCCTTCAACTGCTCCCTCCCTTTCGTCTGCAGATCCTCAGCTTATAAAAGCCCTGACGGATATAAATGTAACATTAAATCAATTAGTAACAGTAATTAAATCAATTAAAAATGGCAGATAGCGTATTAGTTATAGCTGATTCAGGCACAGGAAAGTCCACCTCAATCAGAACATTAGACCCAAAAGAGACTTTCATTATAAACATTGCTAATAAACCATTACCGTTTCAGGGATGGAAAAGCAAGTATACACAAATCAGTAAAGAGAACAAAGATGGTAATATAACATCTGCGTCTTCTTCTGCAGGTATAGTAAAAGCTATACAACATGTGGACAAGAATATGCCACATATAAAAACACTAGTTGTTGATGACTGGCAGTATATGAGTTCTTTTGAATATTTTGATAGAGCTAATGAGAAAGGCTATGATAAGTTTACTCAGATTGCAGCTAACTTAGCTATGGTTGCAAAGCTTCCAAAAGATTTAAGAGATGACCTTACGGTATTCTTTTTGACTCACTCAGAAGATTCAACAGATATAAATGGGAACAGAAAAATAAAAGCAAAAACTATTGGCAAAATGATTGACAATACGTTAACTTTGGAAGGTCTGTTCTCAATAGTTCTTTTTGGGAAAGTAAATAAAAATGATGATGGTGAACTTGAATATGGTTTTGAAACACAAAACTCTGGAGAGAACACATGTAAATCACCAATGGGGATGTTTAAAGAAAGGTTTATACCTAATGATCTCCAACTAGTAAAAGATTGTATAGAGAAATACAATGCGTAAATTAATAATAAAATAAAAAAGTAAGATTATGTTAAGTACTAAAGACATGTCTGCCGGATCAGGCAGCATCAAACCCGTAATTGGTGTGGGTAACCACAAAATTAAAATTAATTCTATTTCATTTGACCAGACACCATATGATAGTGAAGCATATAATGTAACACTACATGTTGAGTCAGAGCCTGTAACAGGAGAGTTCAATGGTTTCTTGAAAGATATGAATGATCCAAATGGACCACGTTATGAAGGTCAAGTAGGTAGAGTTAGGTTTAGCCCATATCCATATAAAGATGCTGTATTGCAGAATGGTAATGAAATTAGTAGAGATACAGAAGTATTAAAAGCTATGGTATTCTTATCTGAAGTTCTTGGTAAAAGAACAGAGCTAGATGCTATAGAAGCTAATACTATAGAAGACTTTATGGTAAAGTGTAATGATGTATTAAGTAACACTGGTTATATTAATGCATGCTTAGGTGCACGTGAGTGGGAAAACAAAGAGGGTTATGTAAATAATGACTTGTTCTTACCAAAAAGAAGTAAGGATGGTGTTCCATTAGAAGTATTAGATAAGGAGAATTCTAATCTATTAACTTTTGATAGAAACAATACTAATCACTTTAGACCTTATCTGAAGAAAGAAACAACTAAGGCAGATAATTTTGAGCCTGCAGTATCAGCAGGCAGTGATTTTGATCTGTAATATAAACCAAAAGAGTGGGCTCAGTTAACGCTGGGCCCATTTCTTTTTAATATATTTGGATCATGTTTAATACAAAACATTTAATACTTGAAGAATCAGATGTACCAAGCTATTGGGTGTTCCAATATTATTTAGACTTACCTGAACAGTTGACGGGTCAAGACATAAAGATTAAATCTATTTTTAATCCTAATGAAAGGACTCCCAGCTTTTGCATATATGTAGATAAATCCATTATGCAGTATAAGTTCAAAGACTTTTCAACAGGTAGAGGTGGTAATAAAGCTGACTTAGTTAGATTAATGTTTAATCTAGATTATCCAGCTGCTACACGCAGAATAATAGAGGACTACAATAGGTATATCAAAGAGAATGGTAAAGCAACTCAAACGTTTACTCCACAAGCTAGATGGGAGATAGACTATATTAAGTATAGAGAATGGAATGTTGATGATCAGAACTACTGGCTGTCATATAGAATAGGCAAAACATTATTAGAAAAATATAATGTTAAACCACTAGAATATTTCAATATGACTAAAGAAGAAAACCAAGAGATAAAGTCTTTGCAGATAGGAAGCAAACATTGCTATGGTTACTTTGATAAAAATGGTGAGGTATATAAAATATATCAACCATATAGTAAAAAGCATAAGTTTCATAAAGTAAAGAATTATATCCAAGGGATTGATCAGCTAGAGTATAAACAGCCATATCTTATTATATGTTCTTCTCTTAAAGATGCAATGTGTGTGAAGAGTATAGGTTATAATGTAGAAGTTATAAGTCCTGACTCAGAAAATACTATGATTAAACCTCACATAATTGCTAACTTAAAGAAGAAATATAAAAAGGTAATAACATTATTTGATAGTGATGATGCAGGTAAGCATGCTATAGAAAGATATCGTGATGCATATGGTGTATATGGTGTATATCCTACACTGAGTAAAGATGTATCGGATGCTATTAAAGAGCACGGTCTTGATAAAGTGCATGCAATGCTTAAACCATTACTTAAAGAAACATTAAATAAATAATTATGATAAAACATAGATGGTTTATACCCGGCAATGTTCCAAGCAGTAAGAATGGTAGGAGATGGACAGGTAAATATTTTATAGCCAGTAAAGCTGTAATGAATTACAGAAAGAAAACTAAAGAGTATTATCTGCAGCATACTGAATCTTTTAAAGAGGCAGTGGCAAAACAAAAGCTACCAGTCAAAATTAGCTTTGAGTTTATCAGAGGTACCAGACATAAGTTTGATTATATTAATCCTTGTCAAACAGTACAAGATGATATGGTTAAGTATGGATGGATTGAAGATGATAATGCTGAGTTTATAATACCAGCTTTTGAACAGTATTCATATGATAAGAAGAACCCTGGTGTTTGGATAGAATTAATAATAGAGAATGAAAAAGAAATCTAAAATTATAGAAGTAGATGAATTCTTTACATTATTACAAATGCTAACTAGTATAGATGAAGACAAAGAGATGGCTCTTGCTATACTAGAAGCAAGTAATTATCAAGACAGAGATGTAATAGATAAACTATTAGCTAAGGCAATGGTATTTGAAGATAGATTCAAATTTTGTGCAGCTGTAAAGTTACCTATTGTATTTGGTAGTTTTAAAACAAGTAGACTATATGCATACCTTGATAAGCATAAGTGTAGAGATATTTATCTAGATATACTAAGAAAAATAAAAGAAAATGATTAACGTTCAAGAACAGGTTGCTAGAACAACCAAAAGTCTAATATTTCAAGAGCCTTTTTACGGGCTCTTTTTAATTGGTATCAATAAGAAATATACTGAGTCAATACCTACAGCAGGTGTCAGTAAAAATAATATTGGTATGCAATTGACAATAAATCCACAGTTCTATTTTGAACTAACAGAGGATCACAGATATGGTCTTATAAAACATGAGCTTTTGCACATAGCATTTGGTCATTTACTTACAAGAGATCTATATGGTGATAAGAAGTTATTTAATATAGCAGCTGATCTAGAGATAAATCAATATATAGCCAGTAGTAAGCTACCAGAGGGTGGTTTATTATTAAGTAGTTTCCCAGAGCTTGATCTACCAGTAAAAGCCGGTACAGATAAATACTATGAGTTATTACAACAGGCAAAACAAGATGGTACATCTCCATCATTAGATAATCTAATGAATCAAATGGATGGTAACTCTTGTTATTGTCATTCAGGTTGGGATGATTTTGATGATTTACCTGAGTCAGATAAAAAGCTTATACAAAAACAAATAGAGCATCAATTAAAAGAATCTGCAGAACAGACAATCAAGAAACAAGGTAATATACCTGGTGAACTTGCTGATCTAATACGTAGACTTACACATGTTGATCCTCCTAAGTTTGATTGGAAAGCATATCTAAGAAGATTTATAGGTAACTCTAGTATTGTATATACAAAAAAGCTGAGACGTAAGTATAATAAACGTTATGCAGCTAACCCAGGATTAAAAATTAAATTCAAGAATCATATTTGTGTTGGTGTTGACACAAGTGGATCTGTAAATAATGATGAACTAAGAGAATTCTTTAGTGAGCTTACGCATATGCATAAGACTGGTCATCAGATTACAGTAGTACAGTGTGACACTCATATAACTAGTATCAAAGAATTTAAACCTAATCAAGACTGGAAAATACATGGTCGTGGTGGGACAAGCTTCCAACCAGTGATTGACCACTACAATGAAAAGAAGGGTTATTATACAGCCCTTATATACTTAACAGATGGTGAGGCATATTCTCCAGAAAACTGTCCTAACAATACGTTATGGGTACACAGTTCTAACTGTAGGATAAATGAAGAATTACCAGGAAGAAAAATCCAATTAAATTAAAATAAAATGGCAGAAGTAAATTTGAATATTACAGAACTAAAAGGTTTTGTTAATCACATTATAGAAAACAATAGATATCTACAACAGAATGGTAAAGGTCCTGTATCAGTTGAAGTTGTAGGTGAATCAGGTATTGGTAAAACCTCTACAATTGTAGAGCTAGCAAGAGATAATAAGTTGAGTTTTGTAAAACTAAATCTTGCACAGATTGAGGAACTAGGTGATCTAGTAGGATTTCCTGTACGTCAGTTCCAAATGTATAAAGAGAAAGTAGTTAGTAATAACACATCTAATAATCTCAGTATGGTTACCGCTGCACAAAGAGCAGGTGGTGCCAGCTTAGCAAATCTAAATCAACCAGTGACTAAGAAAGTTGGTCAATGGGTTGATGAACTTGCCGTTCAAGAATATCTAAAGAATGGATATAAGATGACAGGTAAGAACAGAATGTCTTATTGTGCACCAGAATGGATTGCAGATAAAAAAGATGGTGGCATTCTATTGCTAGATGATTGGAACCGTGCTGATACTAGGTTTATACAAGCAGTTATGGAGTTAGTTGATAGACAGACTTATATATCATGGACGCTACCAAAGGATTGGCATATCATATTGACAGCTAATCCAGATAATGGTGACTATATGGTTAATAGTATTGACTCAGCACAGAAAACTAGATATGTTACTGCAAATCTTAAGTTTGATGTAAACGTATGGGCTCAATGGGCAGAAGAAGTAAATATAGATACCAGATGTATCAACTTTTTATTGCTGCACCCAGAGCTTGTAACACAAGAAACAAATGCAAGATCAATTACAACCTTCTTTAATTCTATATCAAGCTTTGATTCTTTTGAAGATAATTTAGCTATGGTACAGATGATCGGTGAAGGTAGTGTTGGTGATGCTTTTGCATCTATGTTTACTACATTTATTAATAACAAGCTAGATAAACTAGTGACACCTGTGGATTTATTGACTCATGATAATGAGCAATATATTCTTGGAGAGTTGAGAAGCTGTATTGGTAAGGATGATACCTACCGTGCAGATATTGCTTCTACACTTGCTACTAGACTAGCTAATTACTCTGTGGTATATTCTAAAGAAAATACTATAGGGCAGAAGATTACAGATAGGCTCAAGACATTATGTACTGCAGATTATTTCACTAATGATCTAAAGTATCTTATTGTTAGGACTATATTCAATGGTAATAAAAAGAAGTTTAATAAGTTTATGATGATCCCAGAGGTTGTCAAAATGACAATGAAATAATATGGCAAATAAAACAGTAGATCAATCATATGATTCTGATGCTGTATTACACTTTGGTCTGACCGGTATCTATTATGGTATCGTGTCAGGCTCAGGTGTAAGAAAGGTATTGGTTGAGAATGATGAGAAAACAAAAGGAATTATTCATGAGCTACTTACAAAACCCACTCTAGATAATATGACATTTAGAACAAAGAAAAAAGCATTTGTTCTACCTAAATGTGATGTGTCAGCTGACAGAATTAAAGCTGCACTAAAAGAGCACGGTATTACAGTAACTAATGACTATACAAAAGCAGATCTTGTTGTTACGCATGATGATATCTATGAGAGTAGAGAAAATGGTGTAAACATTCCTGCTCATACTATGCTAAATAGGATATGGAATTATGAAACAACTTTCGGAGATCCAGGAGCATCAGGAGGTATTCTGAAAACAATATCTGATTGTGGATTAGAATGTATAGTAACTGATAGAGTAACAGACCAAATAAGATATTATAATATAGATATCCAAGATTCTATTACAGAAGGTTATGTATTTACAGGTCTAGCTGTTAACTTAGCACATAAGATTGCCTTGGGTGAGGTTGATGTTATAGATACTAAAAGTGTATTGCATGCATCTGCAAATGTACAGGTGTTGGATGAACAGCTTCTTGAAGATCTTATAGCACAATTAAACAGTGGAGGTGACTCTAGAGAACTAGCAGGGTCTATTATACCTACTATAGATTATACTAAAAACTTACATTTCTTATGGAAGCTGGGTCAATCTTGTTACAATATAGATTCTTGGTTTAGTAGAAATAAAGATGTACAGTATTGGTATGATAAATCTAATTTCTATGAAATCTCTAGAAAGAATGCACAGGAGATGATCCAATGGCTAGAAGAAAAAGGAAAGTTAAATAAACAATCCTTTAGATTTCTAGAACCACTGTGTCGTAAAGAAATACATATAAGTAATAGAGAACTCTATGTATTTAAAGTCCAAGTTAAGAAAGAGTATTTAAAATATATCAAATGAAAAAAATAATAACTATAAAATTTAATAAAGATAATATATATAAATCATCACAGACAGTTCAGAATGGTGTACACAAAGATGAAGGTATAGCAGGTAGTGATGTATTCACATTTGAGCTTGATGAGGGAAGACACTTTATGTGTAAAAGTAATTCTTGGGAATTGAATTCTCAGGATATTGAAAGCATGAATGTTCCTAATCTACAGGTTACCCCAGGGTCTGATATTGATTTAACAGATAAAAAACTTTATAGATTTCCAAAATTACATTTACCTAGACAGAAGGTAGATTTATTAAAGGATAAATATAATTGTAAGGTTGTAAGAAATCCTGATGCTGCTGATATGCATATAATATCTCTGAAGTTCTTACAAAGTATATTTAGTTATACTTGGGACAATGCTTATACATACAAGGAACTTTATATAGCACTAAAGCATATGCTAGAAAAAAATAAGTTTAATGATGAAGGTGCTGTTGATATTAAAACAACATTTGCTTTACTAGATAAAGATGCTATGTATGTTATGAATGACAGACACTATTATTATGGCAATGATCAACATGTTGCAGATTGGTATGAAACATTTACTTGTGCTTTAAGTGATGCTGGACCTTCAGAATTAAATAAAATAGTAGTACTACAGGAAAAAAACAGGGAAGCTTTTGAAAATCTTTCACGGTCATCAAAGCAGATTGTTTTTGATACTGATATAACTAATGTTATAGATAGTGAGCTAGCAGTTATTGACAATGATCAGTATAATGATATTCAAAAGATGATTCAAAGCACTGACATGGATAATAGATCTCTTGCTGTAGAGATGCTAGCCAATTGTAATATAGAACAATCTTTTGATGTTGTTTCTGGTATGTTCTGGTGGAATTATGATGCTATGAAGAATACTTCAAATTGGAATACAGTGAATGTAAAAGCAATGCGTACTAGAATGAAAGAATATCAAGGATATAATTCAAATGGTGCAATATATCAATATGATAACTACATCAAAAAGCTTGCTAAGGATGGAAAATTAACTAAATTTGCTAAAGATAACACACGCAAGAGGCTGTATAAAACAGTATTGTGTAATCTTGTAGGAGGTACATCTGCAGTGTTTAAAGTTTCATATGAAAACATGGATGTAGCTGATGAATTCAAATCAATGATAAATGATTAAAATAGATAAAAAGAAAGAGCAGGAGTTTTATGCTAAAGAGTTTAACTTTAGCTACTCCTCTCTTAATAAATTATTGTTTAGCCCATCCTTATTCTATAAGGACTATATATTAAATGAGAGAGAAATAAAAACTGATAAGCATCTCGTAGAGGGAAAGCTATTGCATTGCCTGTTATTTGAACCTGAGAACTTTGATAAGAAATTTGTTGTAGTGCCGGGTAAAACACCAAGTGATAATATAATAAAAGTTCTAAAAGATATAGCTCTTCATACAGATGCAGTCACGCTAGCAGATTGTGAAGACTTTGTAATACTAGACTCTTTGAAATCTATGAATCTATACCAGTCTCTCAAGGCTGATGAAGCTAGACTTAAAAAGATAAGAACACAAGATGCTGAAACATATTGGGAGTTCTTAAATAATTCAGATAAAGATGTTATAGATAGAGTAACATACAGTTCTATAGATGATAAACTTAATGCTTTAAAAAATAATAATTCTGTTATGGATTTATTTAGTACAGAGCAAACAGATTTTGAATTAGATAATATAGAAAAGCATGCAGAAAAATATCTAACATCTAACTTATCTGATAAGTCTTTTGGTTTACATGGTTACATAGACTACTTTGTAGTTGATCATGAAAAGAAAAATGCAGTGGTTGCTGATCTTAAAACAACTGGCAAGAGTCTTGTAGACTTTAATGATACTATAGATTTCTATAATTACTGGTTACAAGCAGCTATATATTGTAAGTTAGTATATGATTACCTTGGAAAAAAAGGTGATGACTATGAAATAATATTCAAATTTGTAGTAGTAGATAAGTACAATCAAGTATACGTATTTGAAGTGTCTCAGAGAACATTAGTTAAGTGGTCTGATGGCTTAGGAGGTGTTTTAAACGTTGCAGAGTACCATTATAAGGAGAAAAACTATTCATTACCCTATGATTTCTTAGTAAATAACATTAAATTATAGTATGGGGGTATACACAGATTATTTTCAAAAGAGTAAAGTGTTTCTTTATCCATTGTTAGAACTAAAGAAAGGACTTAAATATGTTCCAAGACAAACTTATATGGCTTGGGATGATGTTTTCTCTATTGATGAAAGAATGTTTTTATGTGTATACCAGACTGAATTGAATGAAAGCTTTATACATTTCTTAGATAAGAATATATTACATAATAAATACTTTATAGAACATATATCATTAGAAAAAAGTAAACAGTTATTAATATATAACTTTAGTTCACTCAAGTCTGATTATGATAAAATTGTCAACGGTAAGTATTCAGCTATAACTGTTGATAATAAAATCAAGATAATGGATTTCTTTGGTGATGGAGATAAAGGTGCAGATTATATACACTCATTTCTATCCCCAGAGAGTTCACATGAAGAGTATGCAGAATTTCTAGGTGTTAGTATAGATTCATTACAAGAAGTATATGAAATATGTACACCACCAGACCTAGAAAAAGAAACTCTTGTAGATAATAATTATATATTAAATAGGTTATTAGAGGAAAGTTCCATATCTTTGACCAAATAAAACCAAATATTTATGGCACAAGTAGGACAATGCATGATGCTGGTACAGTCAGCATTTAGAAATGCAAAATCATTTACACTTATACCTGTGAGTTTAGACTCACCATATGTTGAAGCTATGTTTGACCCATCGTCAGGCATTTTAGCAGTCATTAGTAAAGTAATGAAGCAATCATATCATATGGTTCCTAAATTAGATGATGAAGGAAACCCTATGAAGTTAAAGAAGCCTAACATGCAGACAGGCAAAACAGTAAAAGAAGAGAGAAGGTTAGTAGATACTTTCTCAGAGTTTTATCTACAAGATAAAGCTGACATAGAAACTTTTATACATATGTTTGCAGTTAATGCTGATACTTTTGATTATAAACAATTCACAGATGTAGATGTCAAAGAGACAAAGACATCTAATATTATTATGCCTGGACAGTAAGGAGCCCTTTAACTACTCCCTTCCTTTCCATTGGCACAAACTAAGGCATCATAGCTCTGATGCCTTTTTTTGGCTCTAAACTATAAATAAATGAAACACTGGATAATGGACTATGAGACCTTATCTAATTGTTTTGTAGGTGTATTTGAACATTATAAAACAAATGAAACTAAAATGTTTGTTGTTCATGATCTACAAAATGATTTTGATAAATTCATAGAATTTTTAAATGAAAATATACAAAACAGAGAGTGGCATATATCCTATAATGGATTAGCATTTGATGCACAAGTAACTCACTATATATTGGATAACCATGAGCAATGGGATCCACAACTTACAGGATGTCAGATAGCTAGTATCATATATGGATATGCACAGCACTGTATCCAGAAAGCTAATAATAAAGAATTCAGTGATTACCCGCAGTGGAGAATGAATATAGGTCAGATAGATTTATTTAAACTTCACCACTGGGATAATCCTGCTAAAAGATCCAGCTTGAAATGGATTCAGTATAGTATGGATTGGCAGAACATCTTAGAGATGCCTATTGAACATACTACTACTATTGAAACTAAAGAACAGCTGGATACTATAATAGAATACTGTATAAATGATGTAAAGTCAACTAAAGAAATATTTAATAGATCTAAATCACAGATAAAGTTAAGAAAAGAATTGACTGACACATATAGAATTAACTTATACAGTGCATCAGAACCACGTATTAGTAAGGAGTTATTTGGATATTATCTTTCTCAAAAACTAAACATACCCAAGAGAGATCTTAAGAAGATGAGAACTCATAGAGATAGTATCAAGATAGCTAACATAATATTACCATACATTAAGTTTACATCACCTGAGTTTAATATGTTACATGACAGGTTTAAATCTCTTGAGGTAGACGCAACTAAACTTAAAGGTAGTTTCAAGTATAGTGTAAACTATAAGAATGTTAAGACCCAGTTTGGCTTAGGTGGTGTACATGGTGCAGCAAGTAAAGGTGTTTATGAAGCTACAGATGATATGATGATTATATCTTCAGATGTTACAAGCTTCTATCCTAATCTTGCTATAAGAAACAAATTCTCACCAGGACATTTTCCAGAGAGGGAATTTTGTGATCAGTATGAATGGTTCTTTGAAGAGAGAAAGAAGATACCTAAGAGCAACCCTATGAACTATGTATATAAAATTATACTTAATTCAACATTTGGTCTTAGTAATGATGAAAAAAGCTTCTTTTATGATCCTGAGCTATGTCTTAAGATAACTATTAACGGTCAGCTTACACTGATGATGTTATATGAACAAGTTATGGAAAGAATACCAGGAGCTATTCCTTTACTGCAAAATACAGATGGTATAGAAACTATGATACCTAGGGAACACTATGATTTATATATGGAAATATGTAAAGAATGGGAAGAGATAACTAATTTAGAGCTGGAGCATGATGAGTATCAAAAACTTGTATTAGCTGATGTCAACAATTATATTGGTGTGAATAACTATAGAGCTGTTGATATGACTAAATGGAGAGAATTAAAACAGGCTATGCCTCATTATCTTTATAAAGTAGATAATGATGTATTTAGCTATGCTCCAGTTAAACTAAAAGGTAGGTTTGATTTTCATAATCTACAAATGCATAAGAATAAGTCTAAATTAGTTATACCTAAAGGTATATATGAATACTTTGTAAAAGATGTGCTGCCTCATGAGTATCTAGATAGTAATAAAAACATTCTAGATTATTGTATAGGTGGTAAATCTAAAGGAGATTGGGGTCAGGTGGCTAGATATGTCAAAGAAGGAAACTTCACAGAGGATGCCTTGCAAAAAATAAATAGATATTTTATATCTAAATCCGGTGTGAAGATACTTAAAGTTAATAAAAGAGATGGTAGAGAAATACAGCTAGAGTCAGGAAAATGGCTGCAGACACTGTTTAATAATATGAAGGTAGAACCTAAATGGGAAAGCTATAATATTGATAAAGCATATTATCTGCAAGCAATAGAGTCTGAGATAGACGGTATTATATCAGTATCATCAAATCAATTACAATTATTTTGATAAAAGTTCAGGAGACTAGAACTCTAGTTACTAAACCCAATAACAATAGTGCAAACTGCATAGCCCCAAACATT